AAATAGAAAGCTTAGCTTACTAGTGTCTATCTTAAACTCTTACGATGAGTATATACTTGAAGAAGATGCTTGACACATACAGAAATATTTCCTAAGTAAAGGATAGAAGGAGACAAGACATGAAATGTTTAACATCATATGACCTAACACGAGGTTGGCAAGCTCACTACTATAACACTGGTGAGGTAATCGTTAACAACACAGACACAGGCACAGTACTACGTATGCCTCGTGACTCAGTGAATACACTTATTCAAATCATGGATGAAATCAAAAAGGAAAAGGAGACATCGTCATGAAACCACAACACACAACAATCTTAAAGCACCTACGCAATGCAAAGCATCTTACGCTTAAGCAAGCTATGATGGACTATGATATACAGTCTTTCACTAAACGTATCAGTGAGCTACGCAAGTTAGGTTACAACATTCAGAGTGTTAAAGCTTGGCATCCTACAAAGAACCAAACTTATACACGCTACGTATTAATTGAGGAGACAGTGTAACATGGAAACATATGACATCATGGATGCTGTAGCTTCCATCACGCTTATCTTAGGCAGGAAGCATCACTCTGCATCTTATGATCTACACTACTTTCGTTGGGACATCACAGATAAAGGGTTAGTAGAGTTACTTCTTGATACAGAGAAAGAAAAGTTAAGCTTTATTATACCAGAAGAAGATTACTGGACTGCCTGCTTAGATTACCCAACAGATGTACAACGTATGGCCTTAAATGGTTTAGCATCAGGTTATAACTTAGAAGTAGGTGAATACGTAGAAGCGGAGACAAACAATGCAGCCTAAACATTTACCTATGTATCAACGACTCAAGCATGAGCCTAGTGTAGTACACGTAACAGGTGCCTATCGTTTGTGGGGGCAAGACTTCCACAGCGTAGCAGCGGCGGCACGAGAGCTTAACATCTCATACTCGTGGGCGCGTGAGCAAATCGTAAACAAACGTAACGTGGATGCACCACCTACTTTAGAGAAACACAAGAATGCAGCATGGAAGGAGACATACTATGGCTAAGTTCAAATACAACGGCGAGTTTCTAATTCAACACGACATCGCAATCCCTAGTAAGCGTAGTGGGCGCAAGCGTAACTACAAATACGAGGCACTCATTGCTAACATGAAGAAGGGTGACAGTGTAGTACTGACACTATCCAAGTGTGGTATGTTACGCCAAGCAGCCAAAGATTTAGGCATCAAGGTAACAGCACGGCGTATCTCAGCAGGTGATGACTATCGTGTGTGGAGAGTGTCATGAGTGATGGGTTTATTATGGACTATGAATGTCCGTGTGGTGAGGCGTGGTCTATGCAGCATGACTGTGCATGTAATGACCGTTGCCCATCATGTAACAAAGAGAATGAACCAGTAAGTGTGGAGGATTTGTCATGACTTATCGCGTTAACTTCTACGACAGGGCAGGTAAGCTTGTCTGTTGGTACAGTACACCTTGTAAACGCAGCGCTGAATCTATGATGAAGACTAAGTTCTCACGCTGTGTATTGGAGATGATAGAACATGCATAAAGATAATCGTGTAGTCCCAGCGCAAAAGCATTATGATTGGTTGATGAAGCTTGCTGATGATGCGTATTGGCAGGGCGATGAGGTCAAAGGTAAGCAGCTAGAACGTGAGGCTGCACCAGTTAAGGAAGCTATAGACAGAGGTGAGGTATGGTATCCAATGTTCTGATGTTTGCGCTGCCCATAGCGGTAGGCTTCGCTTACTTCTTCGGGTTCATATACTTATGCTATAGGCACATGAAGGACAACTGATGCGTAATTACATCAAGAGAGTAGCGGTTGCACTCAGTGTATTGACAAACGTTATCTTGGGTGGCAATCTAAATCAGACATTCTCAGCGAGGAACTGGGAGTGGAAGAGGAACGGTAAGCCTAATATCGTATGGCTTATAGATGGAGTATTCGGTACAGATCATTGCAACTACTGCTGGTCTTACTGGAAAACAAGGAGACAATGGTGATGATCATTGCATGGTGGAGCGCTGGAGTTACTAGCGCAGTAGCAACTAAACTAGCTATCGAAGAGTATGGGGTAGACAATGTAGTACCAATCTACTTTGCTATCGACAGCGCTCACCCTGACAACGCACGGTTCAAGCAGCAATGCGAAGAGTGGTACGGAAGAGAGATCATAACTGAACGTGCGCCACCCAAGTACAAAGACCAGTTCGATGTCATACTAAATGATAACTATGTCAACGGGCCAGGGGGTGCTAGATGTACACTCGTACTAAAGAAACGTGTGCGTCAACGTCTTGAGCGTGAGCTTGAGTATGATGGTCAGGTGTTTGGCTTTGAGTACAGCAAGAAAGAAATCAACAGAGCGATACGCTTTCGTGAGCAGTACCCTGATGCTAAGCCATTGTTCCCTCTCATTGAGAACAAGATGACTAAGCCTGAGACACTGTACTATCTTGAACAAGCAGGTATCAAACGTCCTGTCATGTATGAGCTAGGCTATGGTAACAACAACTGTATTGGCTGCGTCAAGGGTGGCATGGGATACTGGAACAAGATACGCCGTGACTTCCCTGAAGTGTTCGACAAGATGGCTAAGGCTGAACGTCAGGTAGGCAATAGCTGTATCCGTAATAAGTTCTTAGATGAACTAGATCCTGATGCAGGTAGAGAACAGAAGATGATTATGCCTGACTGTGGTAACTTCTGTGACATAGAATTTAGTGAGGTCTTACACCCAAGACTTGACGAAATATATGAGGAACCTGTACAACTAAAACTAATTTGAGGAGACAAGAATATGAATATCCCCAAGGGCAATGCCAAGCTGTCTGAGATCGTAGAGTTTTTCCTTTCGTCCTCTGCGTTCCGTAGGTTAAAGCTAGGTACACAGCGCGACTATGAGATCCACCTTATGGCGGTTATCAATACGAGCGTTGAAGGCAAAGACCTTGGGGCTTATCGCTGTGACAAACTTAAGGTGCGTCATGTAACGCAAGCATATGAACACTGGCTGGACACAGGTGTTCGTACTGCTAACTATCGTAAGTCTGTGCTGTCAGCAGCATGGAAACACGCTATGCGTCATGACGTTATGATTCACAACCCAGTAGCACTCATACAGACAGTGGCTCAAGCTCCTCGCCGCACTGTGTGGGATCGTGAACAGGTGCATCAATTCCTTGAGGCAGGTTACAGCGACTTCCGTTGGCGCAGCATTAGCTTGATAGTCCATATGGCATACGATTGGGGGCAGCGTGTAGGTGATATGCGGGTTCTCACCTGGGATCACGTTGACCTAGATCTGTGTCGTCTTGACTTGACACAATCCAAGCGTAACGCTGAGATACATCTCCCTATATCTCAAGGGTTGTGTGCTATGCTGCGTCAGCAGAAGGAAGACTTTGGTTTTCAACAGTACGTAGCGCCAAGAGTTAGGCCACGTGCGGGAGCTTATACGCCTTACGATAAACAAGAAGTATCTATACTTATCAATGAGATACTAGACGAAGCTAATCTACCACGTGAACTAAATGCTATGGACTTACGGCGTACTGCTGTGACAGAGATGATGGAGGGTGGCGTAGACTTGGCTAACATAATGCAGGTTACTGGACACAAGAACATTGCGTCAGTTAAACCTTACATGATAAACACATTAAGCGGTGCGACTAAGGCACTAGCAGCTAGAGGTAATGATGAAGAAGAATAACTGGAAACTACACAGAGAATATGCTGAGTCTGTCTCAGCCCTTGGCCCTTACCGTGGCGACTGCCCTTTCTGTAAAGGCAAGAATACTTTCACTGCCTCTTGCGAATTAGGAGTCCTGCAGTATAACTGTTACAAGCTAGGCTGTGACGTTGGTGGTAGGTTTGACACAGACATGACTGCCGCTGAGATACGGCGACACATGCGCCCAGCGCAAGAGGAGCAACCAAAAGAGATAGAGACTATGGAGCTACCTGCCCAGTTAGTTATACCTACACCACAACATATCAAGCACAACCGATTCTTACGGCGCTGGGGTATCGTTGGTGGTACTTACTATGACGTACAACAAGAGCGTGTTGTGTTTCCTATCTACCATAAGGGACGTATGATTGACGCAGTAGGACGTGCAGTGGGTACCAAGAAACAACCCAAGTGGTATCGCTACACAGGTGCAGCACACTACTACACTATAGGTGATGGCGACACCATGCTAATTGTAGAGGATGTTATCTCTGCTATCGTAGCATACCAAGAGCTATCTAATGTAACCTGTATGGCTATCTTAGGTACCACTATGAATCACAGACATTTTGAAAAGATAGGTGAGTATAACCAATCGGTCATAGCACTTGATCCTGATGCAGTAGGTAAGACTATTGAGTATCGCAGAGAGATAGAACTATGGACAGGTAAGCAAGCTAAAGCCCTGAGCTTATCTGATGATATTAAATACCGTATGCCAGAGGATATGGAAAACTTACAGGAGTTATGTGGAAGATGAGTAAACTACCAGAAGGACGCAAGCCACTACCACAAGAGTGGTTCATTGATAGAGCTAACACGATGGAGAATGGAAACATGAAGCAATATGCAGTAATGATAGACGTAGATGGTGACTGGATGTATGTACCTGCTAATGCAAACATGTTCTACAACCACCCCGCGCCAAAGATATTTCACAACAAGAGAGATGCGGAAGAAGAAGCTGCACGTTGGAACACAGGAGTAGTGGTAGACTACAAGACAAAAGCTATACTACCATTCACAGAAGAAGAACGTAAACGTGCGATGGAACGGGCTAAGGCAAACAGTAATGATTAACTTTTTCTATGGTGTTGCATTTATGTACTTGTTTGCGATACCATTCCTGCGCTATCTAGCGTCACCTGTAGACGAGGAAGATACAGGTGCACCGATTCGCTTCGCAATAGCTTGGCCCCTGGCTGCATTGGAAGTATATTATAGAATACTAATAGGAGACATAGACGATGATGGAACTGGCTCTACTTAAGACGCTACTCAATCGTGACTTTTACGATAGACACAAGGGTATCAAATGCCCTGACAAAATCTTCAGCAAAGATGTACGTAAGATAAAGCAAGCCTTGGATGGTGCGATGGAAGCTTATGATGGCGACATGACAGTTGCTGATCTTGAAGCTGTGTTCAATCGCATGAACGCAAGCATGACTACCGCTACACGTGGTGCCTATGAAGACCTCTTTAAGCGTATCAGTATCACCGAACCAATCAAAGAAGAGATAGCACAGGACACACTATCACAGCTATTCCAACAGCATGTCGGTGATCGTGTAGCTAACTTAGGCTTTGACTTTGTTAATGGTACAGAGAATAGCCTTGAACCTTTGCGACAACTACTAGAGGATTACAAAGATGACTTTACTCCTAACCTTCGTGTTGACTGGGATGACAATAGCCTTGACACAATACTTGATGCCACGCTTCTGGAATCCAAATGGAAGTTCAACATATCTTCCTTGGCTCGTAGGGTGGAGGGTGTTAGTGGTGGTCATCTCGTCTTGGTTGGCGCTCGTCCTAACACTGGAAAAACTTCTTTCCATGCCTCTCTACTAGCAGGTGCTGAAGGG